TGTAAAAAATTGGTAAAGCTCAACGGCGCGAAGCATAGCGCAGCACTCGTCGTATTTCCCTGCATAAAGCTGGTCAAGTGCGTTGCTCATCGCTAGAATTGCGCACTTTTTGATCAGAGGCGCGCCCTAAGCGCCCATCCGTCGGCTTTCCCACACGGCAAGCGACGTCACAAAATACCGAGGTTAGACATGTCCACCACTCCTGCGCCGGCCAATCCAAAGGTTGGCTTCGTATCTCTGGGTTGCCCTAACGCATCTTAAAATATACCTATCTTCGTACTGTTAAACAGAACCTTTAATGTTGACGCCGCTGATCTAACGCGATACCTTTGGGCCAAGTCGGTAGCGCTGCCTCAGCGGTGCGAGAGGGTCTTCCTTCGCTGGCTTACCTAATTCGTACAACCTGTGCCTACATGTACAGGTCATCAGACAGAAGTCGAGCAGATGCTCGACTTTTTTTTTGCCTCACTTTTGGATGGAGATGACGGATGCACCTTCTCTACGTTGACGAATCAGGCTCGCCCAGCGACCCGAACCAGAATTTTTTCATTCTCTCGGGTGTGTCTATTTTCGAAAAAAGGACCCACTGGGTTGAACAACATCTGAATGCTATCGCTTCAAGATTCAGCCCCGATGACCCGTATGCTTTCGAGCTGCATGGATCACCTATGAGGTCAGGCAAAAGCGAATGGAGACCATTCCCGATGGCCGATCGGATTCAGTCCATCAAGGATTGCCTACAGGTCATCCCTGACTCCAAAGGAAAGATTCGACTGTTCGCTGCAGTCTTCGAACGTGGCGCTGGAAACGGCGATGACCCAATTCAAAGCTGCTTCGAGCAGGTGGCGTCGCGGTTCGATATGTATCTGCGTCGGTTGCACTATCAAGGCGACTCACAGAGAGGAATCGCAGTCTTCGACAAGTCGACAACCGAAAAAAGCATCCAGAACATGGCCAGGACGTTCAAGCATGACGGACACTCTTTCGGCAAGCTCACAAACTTTGCCGAGGTTCCCCTTTTCCTAGACTCGAAAGCGTCGAGGATGATCCAGCTAGCTGATCTGGTGGCGTTCGCCATCTATCGTCATTATCAAGCAGCCGACTCCCAGTATTTCGACATTATTCGAAACTGCTTTGATAGCGCCGGTGGGACCGTACATGGGCTGCACGAACGCAGAGCTCGCCGGGTCGAAACTGTCGAAGTGGTCGAGACGGCTACGGTAACTGTAATCGAGACAACAGCGGTCATTCAGGCCGCCACTCCTTCAGCGTAATCCGCTGACCGTCCCGATGTTCGTTGTGCAGGCTTGTGCAAAGCTCGCCTGCGCCGAACAGGGTGATAGATGCCGTGGGGCTTATCTTTAAGCTCTCATCGGCAGAATTACGGTACCTGCCGAAGTGCTTCGGGAAAGACCCTTTCCAAAATGAAAAAAGCCAGAAAACCGCGATTTTTCGGCGCCCATCCGCATATTTCATGGTCTGCAGCCTACCCATTTAGATATCTCCTCTCGTAGCTCAACCCCATTGCGATAGCACAACCTTTCAATTCCTTTCACAGAGTGCAATGCACCTGCCCTACGCATGGCCCACGGCTGGCCTGCTCCACACCGCTGTTGCATCGCGCCTGGTGATTACACTTTTTTCTGACGCAAGGTGCGTCGGCGGGAGGGGGATAAGTGCTTTTTCAGCGGTTTTTTTCATCTAGCGGGCTAATTCCGAATCAAATGGTCGACCGGTACGGTTAAGGAAATGCCGTCAGTCGGCGAGCTGATGTGCCGTAATGAGACCATCGATATACTGTTTGCATATACAGTACAAAAGAAGGCAGACGTGGCCGATGAATAAAGAATCTGGAGGGACCGCCATCACGGTACCGAACGGAGTGGATCAATGGCGGGTAATGCTGCGCGATGAGGTGGCGTTACTCGCTATGCCCGGCGCCCATCACAAAGCCTTGCTCACGCAAGCCTATGTCCTGCACCAGGGTCATGTGATCGACGCTGACGAGCTCTGCGACTTTCTGGAATTAGCAGATGCGGCTTTGGCCTACGCGGTCGAGTCGTTACTTGATCTCAACGCTGACGAGTAGGAGCGCCATGCACGTACTGGTTACACCTATGCGTTTACGTGGTGTCGCGTTGGATCCCAAGGAGAGACGCCGCTACCCTGCAATCCGGGGCAACGTTATGGTCAACTCGACAAACTGCCACGAGCTAGGTCGTGCAGCCAACGTTGCCCGTGTTGAAGTAGGTATGCCGCTCGATCCGGATCCTTTACCACCTTTGCTTGATGCAACTCTGGCAGGAATGGCTGTCACGGGATTCGTATTGAGCGGCATCGAGTACATAGATGGCTGCGCTTTCGCGCAGTCTTGGTGGTGTCGAATAGCGTAAACCTATCGAGCATCACGATTACTACCTTAGGTGATGCTCGAAGCTGTTGCAGGCTAAATATTAACCATCCTATTGTATCGTTGCGAAAGCGCTATTTCGCCTCCTTCCATTATTTCGCAAACCTGCTTCCGCACATTTAAATCTTGTAAGCTCCCGCTTGCACTTACTTGTATCTGGCCCTTGTCTTCAAGAGCAATGACATATTCAGAATCTCCATTTACTACAATATTAGGATTATGAGTCACCACAATAATTTGTCGGCGCGCCTTGTTCTGCTGAAGTCGGGTAACGATAAGACTGGAGATAAGTCCATTGTCTAGATCGTCTTCAGGCTGATCTAGAATTAATGGCTCGTCCCCGTAAGACAGGAGGAACGACAAAATCGTTGCAGCTTTCTGGCCCGCCGATCCTTGGGAGATGTCTTTGAATCGATGCCCATCGCTGTACTTAACAGTCAAAAGGTCTTCAGGGAACCAGCAATTCAGTAAGTCGTGACTCGTTGCAGGAAGTGCGACAATGTAATCAGAAAACCGCTTCCCCACCCATCCAGAGAGAGCCGAATTCTTAATATTTAGGATATCAACTTTGAAGTCGTGCACAACTTTCAGGCGTTTGTCGACATCACTAGGACTTGATGTTGTTGTGTGCGACGAATTAAGCTCTTGAGACAGGTGAAAGAGAACACCTTGTGATTTCTCGGGCTCATATATATCACTCGCAAATGTTGAATCTTGCTTTCCAATCACTGCACGGAAGGTAGAATCAATTTCTGCTGTATTAGCAAATGGCTCGATACCAAGCTGGAGCGCTGGATTGTTATTCACGTTCTCGGCTATAAATTTGATTCGAAGTTGCGTCAGTTCTTTTCGCAAGGAACACAAGTCTGCATAGGCTTTGTTTACCTCTAGAGTCAGATTCTGTTTAAGCAGCTCTACAGAGTTTAGCTCATCAATTTTTTTAAGAAGCTCGTCTCTTGAGGTGATTAGGTCTTTATATTCCGATGGATTGCTCACACCATTTTGCGAAAGTTGAGAAACCAAGCTCGAATACTGTAGCTCTGCGCCAGCTATATTATTAAGCGCCTGACTGCTAGCAACCCATTGATTATGTGCTTTCAGCCTTAGATCCGAATAAACAATTAACTGTATTATCTTCTCTCGCTGGGCATTCAAATCCGCAGTCAAGGCCCTACTCTTTTCGATAATCTCGATATCGGACGGGTCATTTGAAAATACGCTTTCCTCTAAAGGCGGAAAACTTACATTCGTTGCCTGCAACAGATTGTTTAGCGCTTGATTTGTATTATCAGCAAATCGTCCAAGACTAGACCGCTTCGACTCAGCCTGCTGGAAATTCTGAAGTATAACTGCGTGTTGCGAATCTTCTATTATCGAGATTTTCTGATTAAGGTCGGCAAGTTGCCCTGAAAGTATTGCTCGATTTTGCAACCTCCCTGATAGCTCTCTAGACTGAGTATGCAATCGCAGATACAGATTTTTTTGTTCTGCCCACCTCATGTCCCACGATGTTTTATCAACCTGAGGTGAAGAGTCAATTAAATTCAAGAGCGAAGAGGGATTTTTTGCTAGATCGAAGATCTGCTTTTGGCTAAATATCTTTATAGGGAATCGTGCCGATGCATCACCCGGCTCAACTACCCACTCCTTTTCGTTCCATCTTGAAATCACTATATTAGGTCGCTGCACTGCCCATGCAAGGTTATAATAAGCGCCATGCTTTAATATTATGCAGTTAATCGTCATTTCATTTCTAAAAACCCCGTCAGCTTCTCTGTTCAGCGGGATCTGGGCAAATCGCTCGAAACTCGTTCTGATTTCATTTAAAGCGGGTAGCTTGTAAATATCTTTATCGCGACCCATGCCGACGCGAATAAACTCGAGTATTGAAGACTTTCCGCTTCCACGACTCCCTATTATCGAATTCAACCACGGATTGAAATTCAAGCTGAATGCTTTGTTCCTACCACAATATTGAGCATTTTCAACCTGCAGCGAAATTAAGAGCGTATCTGATCTAGAGTTAGGATCGACGGGAGTATTAAACGGCCTAATTGAAGATCCATCCAGTAAAGCTAACCTTACCCCGTCCAATGTCGGAGAGGACATCTTCACCCACGTATATGCCCGACCAATTTTGCTTGGGTGATGCGCGTCAGAGCCAATTACCTCAGGTAATGCAGTATTTAATGACCTGTAAGTTTTGAGAATTTCGAAAGACTGCTGTCCGGCTATAGCTTCAGGAAAAACAATTTCAACTGCAGAAGCTTTTTTGCAGATTTGTTTCAACGTGGTTGCTGAAGAAATCTGCGTACACATTCCGGCTTTCATGTCGATATGCGCAGGTATTGCCAGCCCACCAAATTTTTTGATTTTTTCTATGACTATTTCCGGGCTATCTTCTGCAACAGAGTCACTGTTTCCCCATGTTCCATGAAAACCGGAAGCGCCAAGTACCGCCTGAATATCACTGGATGTTTTAGACGGATCAAAAATTGCCAGTATATGGACATTTCCATTGGCAGTTATCTCAACGCCAGGGAAAACTGTGATCATAATATTTTCTTTTCTTAGATCTTCTGCTGCTTCTTTTAATTTATCGACCCAAGCTCCAGTATTGTGGTCGGTGATAGCAACGCACTCAATTCCATTGTTCACGTAATCCATGAGCCATTGCTTCGGAGTGATTGAACTCTTCAATGAAGGATCTGAAGGGCTGTAGTCAAATGAAGCAGGAGAGTGTGTGTGAAAATCGAACTTCCACCAGCGAGCACCGACGATCTGCATTTTTTGTCCCTATTTTTTGCAGGAGATTGGGCAGACGCTATCCTTTTGCTACCACACTGTCTACTGCTGGGCGGGCTCGGGTGACCAGTCTAATCGGATGTGATTGACTTCATTTGTATTTTCAGATTTTGCGCTGTAACTGAGTTGCTGGAAAAGAAAGATGCATTGTTCGGAGCCGGCGTCGGCCCATGTGTATGCGAAGCCAGTTGGGCATTCATCTCCTGTAATAACGCTAGTACCTCGCAAAATACGGAAAGGACGTTAATCGTGCTTGATCCCACCCACGTTCTTGGAGCCTCCCACCGCTGACTGATGCTGACAATGCTGGTTCGCAAGCCTTCAATCCGCTCCTGCATATCGCCGCCCACGGTGGCGTTGTGCTTCTGACCAACCACCAGATTCAGATCTCGCCCAGTCGCCTGGTGCAGATCGTCCACCGCCGCCAGGCTGGCCGACCCGCCCGACAGCAATTTGATCGCGCCCAGCGCCTCGATCTTTTTCACACCACCCACCGTCTCGGTCGAATGGTCGTCGACCGCCCGCGTGTGGCTCTGGAACTGCTCGCGGTTGTCCAGGGCTTCAACCTCGCGCTCGATCGCTTGATCCCGGATCTTGCCATCGGTCTGGCGTAACCAGTTGCCGTCCGCGTCGACCCGCTGCTGGGCGGTGCCGCTGTGCTGCCACACCTGGTCGCCTTTGGGCACCTTCGGCATGCTCAGCCCGTGAGGCAAGATCGATTGGATATAGGGCTTGTTCGGCAGGCCGTAGGCGAAGCACACCACAACCCGCGTCCCTTCCTCTGGAAAGGCGTAAATGCCCATTTCCTCGCCGCCGGTGGGCAGTGGCAGCGGCACGCCGGTCAACGGCGGCATGGTCGGATCTGGCGCGTCGTCAGGGCCGAGAACGACAATGTCCACGGCATAGCGCGGGCGGAAGTCGTCGCACAGTCCAGCGTCCGCCGGCGCATCGGCCACGGCGGTGACCTGGGCGAATCGCGGCAGGTGATAACCGCCGGTGAGTTCGGGAAATTGGCGCTCTACAGCGCGGCGGATTGCGTCTTCCATCGGATAGCCATCTGGTCATTGGCGAGCGCCACACTGGTGACGCGCTCGCCGGCGTTGATCGTTGCACCTGGTCGTAGCCCCGGAAGGGCCGCGACAATTGCGCTCTGGTTGCCCTGGTAGCCGTCGAACAGCTCCGAGGGGATTTGCAGCGGTGCCCGGGCGCCGAAAAAACTGTCGGCCCAACTGCCGGCGAACACTTCGCCGTTGCCCAGTTGGTGCCAGGTGAAGTCCGGAATACTGAACACGCGGGCCAGGCTGTCCATCGCCTGGTATCCGGCAGCGAGGCTGTAGAAATACGGTGCTTTCACACCGGCATAAGGTTGATCCGGAACACGAAAACGCAGGCCGGTCTGCTCACTGATAGCGCCCAGCACGGCACGCAGGTCAACGTGACGCAGGTTCAGCGGCAAGGGGTTGGCCAGCACAGCGGCCAGCTCGCGGCAGAACAACACCTGCTCCACCGCGTTGGCAGCGGTGCAACGCTCGACGTAACCGATGAAGTGGCGCTGCAGTGTTCGATCGTTGTAGCCGATATCCAGCGTTACCAAGCCCTTCAGCGGTTCGGCAGACTGAACGGTGAAGTTCGCCCGCCCTGGACTGGTGGCGTCCAGCCGGACGTCCTCTTTGACCAGAGGAACAGGCGCGCCATTGATCGACAGAACCTTGTGCAGCTTCACTTCTGCTCACTCCCAAGCCACTTGTCCACACGACCCAGCACCTTTTCAAAGCCACTCAGTTCCGGACTGTCGCCAGAGCCAGAGCCGGAATTGCCACCCTCCCCGACCGCGCTGCCCGGTGCGCCCTGAGCGTCAACCTTGTTGCCGGCACGTCGTCCCTCGACCTTTTCCGGGTTCGATTCGCGCTCGCTGAGGGTAAATTGCACCAGCCAGGCTTTCAGGGTGTCCGCCTCCCGGGCGCTGACACCTTCGGAGAACTCCACCTGACGCACGCCGAAGGCCTCGGCGGTGTCGTTTACCACGCGGTACAGATGGAGCTGGCCACCGCTTGCCGTGGCTTCGGCCATACGCATCAAGTCAGTCAACTGCACCCGATCGACGAAGGGGATCATCAGCGACACGGCCAGCGTCTTGGGCTTGAAGCCCTTGTGCGCCTTGTCGGTGTTGCTGGTCTGTCCGGACATGTCGCCGCTTTCAATTCGCAGGTTGGCTGTGACCTTGAGGTTCTTCCCCTGGACTTTCTGCCCGTCGAGTAACAGCGTCATAGGCCCACCAACTCCTGTACAAAACTCAGCCCTTTCTTGGTGCCGACCAGCAGCATTCCGGCGCACTGCACCCATTCATGCCCTGGCGCGTCACCGGCCAGCAGCTCCTGGCGCAACTCGCTGGAATTACCCGGGCCGATCAGGCGTGCGCGGATGCTAATATCCGGACTGCCCTTGGCCAGCAGTTTTTTCAGGTCGGTCAGTTGTTGATCCCGGCTCTTTTGCTGGGCGACTTTGCGAGCGGCCAGCGCTGCCAGATCGCCCAGCGGCGAGCTGTCGGCGGCGTAGCCCTCCAGCACGGCCAACTGGCCGGCCATGGACTGTTTCGCGGCCTTCACCACCGTGCAGCGTTCCAGCGGCAGCGCTTGCCAGCGCGGGAGCGGGCCGGCGCCGGGAATCTCCCACTTGTCGTTCTCCAGTTTCATCAGGTGCTGGGCGCGCCGCTCCGTGCGCACCAGGTCGGGAATCGGCAGCAAAGCATTGAACCGCGACAGGCCGCTGGCCAATTGTTCCAGGCGCGTGCCCAAGAACAGAATCGACAGGGCATATTGCGGCCCCGCCGGACGCCCGTTGTCGGTCGCGTCCTCCAGCTTTCTGGCCAGATGTTCCAGCACATTCGGCGCCGAAAGGAACCGCTGATAGCCTTGGCCCTGGCCAATGCCACTTTGAAACGGCGTCACCACCAGGCACGCCGGCACCTGGCCCAGTTGATCGGCCAGCGCCGCCCGACCGGCTTCAATGGCGCCTTTCGCGGCATCCGCAACTGGCCCCGGGTTGGTGTTGGCCAGCCCGTCCAGACCGGCCAGCCGTTGCGCGGTGCTGGCCAGCTCGCCGGTAGCCAGATCCTTGGCGGCGGACAGCCCGCCCATCCATCGCGTGGCCTGCTCCGGCCATTGCATCGTCACCGCTGCCCAATTCATGCCGGCGGCGTCCAGGTGATGGCTTTCATGGCCTTGAGGTTTTTGTCTTTCAGCGCTTTATCCACAGCCTGACGCAACGATTCCGCGCACTGCTGGGCAGCCTGGCGAAAGCGCACCAGGTCATGACTGACCTTCTGCAACTGGGCGATAGTGTGAGGCCTGAAAGCCAGCACTTGGTCGGCGTCGGTGCACGGGTAAACGTCATCGACTCCCAGCAAAACCTGGGCGTTCAGGTTCACCTGGTCATCGATGGCGCTGCTGTAGCGGTGCGCGTCGCCCAGGGCGCTGGAGTTGAATCCGCCAGCGATGTACGTCGCGCAACCGGCGCCGATCGCCTGAAGCTTTTGGTCTTGGAGCGCGGCCAGCACGGCGTCGATGTCATCGACCCATTGCCCGTCCTTCCAGATCTGGTTTGGCCCAGGCTTGTTCATGGTGTGCCCCGCCGGCACCGGTTCAAAACCTTCGAGCGTGCGCGGTTCGCCGGTCGCGGTGTTGTACACCACGACGCCGCCGAAGCAGTCCACAAGCTGCCAGGCGCTGCCGTTCCACCACGCAGCTTTGTGTTCGGGGATCGGCGGCGGCGCTGTTTCCACGCAGCCGCCGGGGATCATATACACGCCTGGTTCCAGCGGCGATTCGTCAGCCTTCACGGCCCCTACGAAAATGCCCAGGTGGTTGGTCTGATAGACAAGTTTCTCAGTCATGCTCGATCTCAATACTTGATGCAGAAAAGAAGGGCCAAGTTCTTGGGCCGGGTTTCGTTTCCGCCGGCGGCGGCAACGGTCACGCCGTGGGTGTGCGCACCACCGCCACCTACACCCACGTTGTGCGCGTGGTGACCAGCAGCGTCCATGCCGACGTTGTGCGCATGATTTCCTGCCCATGAGGTTTCATGAGCGCCGCCAGACTGCTGGATGGTGTTTGGCCCACCGGCCCCCTGGCCAATGCCTGGCGCACTTGGCGCGCTGTGGTTGTGGTTACCCTGCGCATCCGTCCAGGTTCGGTGGACGTGGTTACCCTGAGCATCCGTCCAGGCAGCGTGCAGGTGATCGCCCACTGCTGCGGCCGAGGCCGTGTGTGCGTGAGAATGGATCATCATGTCCTGAAAGGTGCCGAACGCTCGGCTTGGATCGACCCCGCGACCGTCGTCCCAACCTCTTGGGAACAAGCCGCGCATGTCGGGCAGGTTGAAGGTCGTCAAACCATCGCCGGCGCCGTAATGAGCACCCAGCATTGCAAAGAGACGCGCATAGGTTGTGCGTGAAACCGCCGCGCCGTTGCACCTCAACCAACCTTCCGGTGGCCAGCTCATGGAAAACCCGGCCACCATGCCAGTCATCGAATCACCGACCTGTTTCTGCAACTTGTTGAGTGCGGCCGTGGTGGCGAGAATTTCACTGCTGTTCGTGTTCGGGTCATCGCTTTTAGCGTTGGGCAGGTTGCCTAGGTCAACGTCTTCCTTGGTCGTGCCTCGGGCGCGCAGGTTCGCGTAATCGCCATCACGCGCCGCGAAATGCTGCATAAGCGCGCCGGCGATCGGCTCCGCTGGGCGTGCATCGTAGTTTTCTGTCGCAGAGGCGAAATAGACGATCGGCACGCAGTAGTGACGGACACCTGCCGCGTCGGTGTAATCGCCCTTTTCTCCATAGACGACTTTCCACGTCGCCACCCGATCGTTCAACTGCCGTTCCAGGCAGACGTCGAGGGTGATTGTTCCAACCGGAATAACGCCGGTGAATGCCCACGGCTTTGACATGAACACCCGAATGCCTTCGATGTAGGCCGTACCGGCATTCAGCTGGAACCCGTTATCGCTCTTTCCGAATGCCAGCGAATTGCCGAAGAAACAGGCGCGGCCATACATCTCTCGGTTGCTCAGGCGCTCGCGCTCATCGATGCCGGCAAGGCGTACCGTGAAGTCATGCTGCCAGGTGCTGGCATCGATCTTCACGCCGGTCAGCGCCTGGGCGCCATCGAACGCGACCAGAAAATTACGGGTGACGTTGTTGCCGATCTGCAGCGGCGGGATGTTCTTGCGCTTCTGCTGCAGCGGCACGTAGGACACCGCGAACAGCTGGCCGTCTTCATCTTCAAGGCCGACCCAGTTGAAGTCCCAGTCGCCAATGTCGGAACCCAGTTGAGCGCTGTACACCACCTGGTTCGGGTTCACGAAGCCGGCGTTTTCCTTGGGAATCTCATAGGTCTGCACGATCTGCCCTGCTGGGGGCTTGCCGGCAGCACGATCCACCGGTGATTCGGTGCTCAGCCCGGGCACGTTGGCAAAAATGAATTTCGTGATGACCAGAGGCTTTTTCTGGCTTTGTTTCAGGGCGATTTGGCCTTCACCGGCCAACGTAATACTGGCGCTCACAGTGCGCTCCTACAGGCTGGCGACCAGCGTTTGCTGGTCGTCGGTGAAATCGACAAGGCCCACTTGAAGGCCTACGGGGGTGATGGTTACGAAGTCATAGCGCCGGCACGTCCGACCGTATTGCTGAATCAGCACGCGCAGCAGTTCGGGATTGAGCGACAGCTGAGCGTTGCTGAATTTCAACAGCACCACGTCCCAATCGCGGTCGGGCTGGCGTTCTTCGATCTCGACGTAGCCGACGCCCAGGCGCTCGAAAATGCGTTTCATGCCGGCGGTGCTACCGGCGTCGACCGAGTTGATAAAGGCGAATTTCACCCGCAAGCGAAACAGCGATTCCGGCTCGCCGGTGAAGCGCGTCACGTCGCGCTGCCAGGCCCACAGCTCAAGGATGCTGAGGTGGCAGGTGTCGGGATCGATCTGCGAGTACGGCCAGCGCAGCCAGCCAGTGACGGTTTCCCACCAGGACTGTGCGGCAGCGGTCAATTTCGACAGCTCGGTGCCGGCGAGCCAGAACGGCAATTTGAGCTTTATCACTTGATGTTCACCGTCAGATTTTCTAGGCGGGGAATCGACAAGCCGCTGACGATGTCGACCGCGGGCGTGAATTTCACCGCCTCGATGCCGGGAAACTGTCGGTGCAGTTCTTCGGTCAGGCGACTAGTGCTAAATCTCGATTGCGGGTAAGTCAGCGTCGGCTGGTAGTCGCGAGGCGTGCTTTCGCGAAACGCGGCGCGCACAAACAGTTCAACCTCTTGCTTGAGTTCGGCGATCTGCGCGGCGGTCTGGTTGGCGAACGGCCAGACGTTTACCAGGATATTGACCAGCGTTTCAGGCATGACCATGGCCAGCAGATCGTCGCCGTGGCCGTGGTTGCCCAAGTCGCGGATATGCGCGTTGATTTGCTCCAGGTACGTCGTCGCCGGCACACCGGCATCAAACAGGATGTAGGCGTTAGCGCTGCCGGGGCCACGCGGGGCGCCGTGTTCGAAGTACACGCCGTCAGGGCGCACGCCGGGAAAGGCGGAAATCATGGCGCGATAGACCGCGTCGGTGTGCCACTGGTTGACCGCCGAAAACTGGTTGCGCACGCGCAAGCGCAGCTGCTCGTTGGGTTCCGGATCTGCGCCTGGTGAATCCAGCCACCCGTCTTTGTTGACCACCTGCACGATGCCAGGGATCGGTGCCGGCAGGATCGCGTAATAACCCGGCGCCAGGTTAAAACCACTGCCGGCTTCGATCGCCTCGACAGGAACGTCCAGCTGCAGCTGGCCCTGCTGGAACGTCGCCGGCGCCGTCGTGACCAGTTTGTAGACGTTGCCGTTGATCGCGGCAGACTGCACCACGATGCCCTTTTCCAGCTCCAGCACACCGTCCGGAATGGCCCGAGTGAACAGCAATTTGCCCTTGGCCTTGGTCGCGCCCTTGCGCTCGACGTTGACCGCCCATGCGAGCGTGTCCAGCCAGGCGTCAACCGCCGTTTTCACGAAAAAGTTGGGCAGCACGGTCATGCACAGGAAGTCCAGCAGCCACAAAACCGGCTTGGTCACCAGCGCGGTCATCACCCGCCAGAACGGCGAATAACTGCTGGTGTTGGCCACTTTCGCGCCCTGGGCTTCAACTTCCTTTTCCCACTCAGCCTTCAACGCCGCCTCAGTGGTCGGGATGCCGGCATCGGCGATCACCTTTTTAAAATCGACGCTCACAGACTTACCTCGATCGATCCGAACTTGATGGTTTTGGCGGTCACCAGGTACACACCTGGCGCCTGCTGAGTGATGCGCGCCGTTCCCGGCACCAGGCGCACATCTTCTTCAACCAACAGTTCCATCTGCTGGATGCAATCGCGTTGACGCAGGCGATCGCGTTCGGCCACCAGCGTCACCAACAGCCCGCTGTCGCGGATCATGTGGGCGATGTCCTGGGCGATACAGGCACGGTCGTCGACCAGCAGCGGCTGGTGCGACAGATCCAGCGCCAGGTCGTTGTCGACGATGAGCAGATCCACGTACTCGCTCATCCGCCTACCGCCATGGCGACCATGTTTTCCATCTCCAGCGGGGTCATCGGCTTACCGGTGTTGATGGTCACGTTCTCCACATGGGTGCCCTTGCTCTGGCTGCTGTTGTTGTTCTGAATGCTGGTCAGCAGGCCACCCGGCGGCACTGCAGACGGACGCGCCGGCGACAGGCTTGGAATGGCCGCATTGATGGTCTGCTGGGCTTTCTGCGCGGCGTTGGCGGTGTCGGCGGCGTTGGTCGCGGCATCGACGCCTGGCACTTCGGGCATGCCGCCAAAACGCGCTTCGATGTTCACGCCCGGGATGCTGTTCAGCAGCTCGATCACGCCGTTAACGGCCTTCGTGAAAATGCCGACGATGCTGTCCCACGCGGCCTTGGCCATGCCCGACCAGCCGCCCATGGAGTTAAACCAGTCGGACAGTTTCTGCAGCTTGTCGGCGACGAACTGGAACGCGGCCGTGTTCATCAGGGCGCTCGTCCACTCCTTCCAGAAGTAGACCGCCGCCACAATGACCGCCACCAGGGCGACGATCCCGACCACGATCCACACCACCGGGTTGGCCAACAGAGCCGCGTTGACCAGCCAGATCGCGCCCTGCCACAGCATCATGGCGCCGCGAATCAGCGCCAGGCCGGCGCTCAGCGTGTAGATCACGGCGACGTAAGCCAGGATGGCCAGCTTCTGCAGGATGAACACCGCGACGGTGCGCAGCCCCATCAGTTGGAAGACTTTCCACACGGTCAGCATCCCCAGCCAGGTCATGCGGGCAATGCCCACCACCATGGTCAGCGCCGACATCGCGGCGACGATGCCCATGATCGTCAGCGCGGTGATGCCGATCACGCGGGTGATGTTCGGGAACAGCTGCGACCAGCGCACCAGGGTTTTACCGATGTCCACCATCTTGGCCATGAACGGCGACAGCACCGGGATCAGCACCTGGCCGAACACCACTCGCATGACTTCAACCAGGGACGCCCACTGTTGCCACGGGTCAACCATCGCCCGGGCCATCTGCTCGGCGTTCTCCAGCCCTCGCACCTTGCCCAGTTGCTCGATGCCGTTGCGCAGCCGATCGGTGTCCTTGGCCAGCGCACCGATCACCTGGGCACCTTCGCCGCCGAAGGCTTCCATCAGCTTGGCGCCGGCCGACGCGCTGGTGAGGTCGCCGAACTTGCCCTGAAGCTTGTCCAGGATGGTCATCATCGGCAGCAACTTGCCCTGCTGGTCGGTGAACTTCATGCCGAGCTTTTCGGAGGCGGCGCCGATGTTTTCGAAAAACGCCTTGTACCGTCCGCCGGCGTCGCCGCCTTCCATGGTGCTGCTCAGCGTGCCGATCACCGCCATCTGTTCAGCCAGGTCGACGCCGGAAGTCGTGGCGATCGCCCCGGCTTCCTTGAAGGCGTCTTTCATGGCCGCGCCGCTGGTGCGGAACAGCTGCACCGCCAGCGCCGTCTGGCCGCCGAGTTTTTCGACCCACGCGCCCTTCCCCATCGCATCGGCTTGGGACTTCTGCAGGTTGTAGAGCGTGCCGACGTATTCGCCCATGGTTTCGGCGTCGGTCTTGGTGGCCTTGGCCAGCAGGTTGCTGGTGTTGGTGAAGGTCGCCAGCTGGTTGCCGGCAAGGCCCTTAATGGCGCCCTCGATCAGGTACGCCGATGCCACAAAGTCCTTGGCGTTCTCGCCGTAGTTCACCGCGAACTCCAGTGATTTGGCGTTGAGCGCCGACAGCGCGTCCTCGGCTACGCCCAGCGATCGGACATCGCCCAGGGCACGATTGACCTCCAGCGCCGGTTCCATGGATTCGCGAATGGCGACCACGCCCGCCGTCAGACCGCCCAAGCCCAGGCCGATCGTCTTGATGTGCTTTTCGCTTTGATCGGAAAGCTCGGCAAAACCCATTTTCACCTTGCCCAGGGGCGCGGTGACCTTGTCCTGCAAGCTGAGAATGAAAGCCAGGCTGGCGCTACGGTCTGCCAATGTC